GCTTATAGTTGACCTCCCAGGAGTTACATTCAAGCGCAGTTTCGCCCGTCACGTCCCCGCCGCTCTGGGCGTTGATCTTGACGCTCGAATGTGAAAAGGCGATCCGGTTCTCCCGGTCGGCGTAGGTCAATGCGTCGATCTGCGTCGCCGTGTTCGTCGCGCTCGTGTCAATCACGGTATTCCCACGCAACTTCGCCTCGCCCTGGATGATCCCGCTCGATCCCTTGAGCGAGAATTCCAAGGCCTTCGCGCTCGCGACCTCAAAGATCTTCCCGGGATATTCGGCACAGAATGTCCCGAACTTCCCTGAGAGCGTGTCCGCCCATTGGAAGATGTGCTTGTACGCGGCTGTTCCGCCCTGCTGCGTTGGCGCGCCGGCAGTCCCGAACATGAGCGCCAGCACAACACCGAGGGCAGTCGGGTCATATCGCGCATCGAACGCCAGTGTGAAATCCACCGGCTTGATGTCGCCCATGACACCCGATAGGACAAAAGGTGTGTCTGCCTCTTTCGCCGGAAGATAATCTCTCCCGTGGATAAGGCCGCTGAGGCCCTTGAGAAGCGCACCGTCGCCGGCGCCGAGGGCGACCGCCGTCCCCCAGGTCGAGCTCTTCTTGAAGCCGGCCGCGAGAGCCCGTCGTTCCGAACCAGTGGGTGTGGCCATTTCTTACTCCTTCTGCGATTTCTTGGCGGGCTCAGCAGCTCCGCTCTTGATCCACTCCTCGACGATCTCCGCCGAGAAGTCGGCGGCCGCGTAAACCTTCCCCGGCTTGAGCTCCGCGCCCGAGCGGGTAAAGCACCGATCGGCCTTCCAGGTGAAATATTCTTTCATCTCGTCCTCCTATATCGCGCCCCAGTCGCCCGTCACCGTGAAGCGCACTCGAAGATTAAAATAGCCAAAGCTCCCATCGAGCGCGAGGATCCCGTTATCCGTTTCTGGCGGTTCCGGGAAAAGAATCCTTACCGCAAGAACGCCGAGCGTTCCCGAGGCGCCGCTTTTCCAATCCTCGTTGATCGCTCGCTCGACGTCACGGACAGCCTTGATCAACGCAGCGGTCGGGTCAGATTCGTCCCGGACATACCCGTAGACCGAGATATAAAACGTCGAGTCGTAAGAATTGTCCGTTAAATCGATATTCTCACCGCCGGAGTCATGCGTTACACAATACGTCGGGAAGGCATCGGCCTCCTTCCAATGGACGAGGCGACACAAGACCTTCGCCGGCGTGTAGAAATAATTCGCCCCCGCCGTGATCGCCGTCAAAACAGTCACGATGCGATCCCGAATCTGAAGCCGTTTCGGGTTCGTCGGGCTAGGCATTGGCGGTCCCCATCTCGGCGGCAATTTCGAGAAGCCGCGACTTCTCAAGATATTCCGATGTCAGAAGAGGCGTCATTTCGTCAATCGGAATCGAGAGCCAATGCGAGGCCGGGATTCTGACGCTGTCGCGCAAAAGAAAAAGCGGCCGGATTCCCGTCCCCCGGCGCTCGGCCAGAATCGCGTTTCCGCGCTTCGTCTTAATGAAAAACGCCGACGGATAATTCCGGGCCCGGCCGCGGACGCCCGGGAATGGGATCGTCAACTTCTTGTCGGACTTCTTAATCGTCCCCCCGTATTCGTGGATCTTGGCATATGGGACTTCCTTTTTTCCGACATACTCGCCCGTCGCGATAACGAAGGTCGCCGCATCGACCTCCGCCGCCTCGACCTTCATTCCGATATTCCGGCGAAGATTCCCGCTTTTCGCCGCGTTATTTTTATAATGGCCGAGGAGTTCGCCGCTCACGGCCCGGATCAATCGCTTAACGGTCGCGCCCCCCCATGCTGTAACTTGACGCCGCGCCGCGCGCCCCAGGTTTTTCGCCGAGGCAATTAAGCCCTTCGCCTGCGCGCCATCATACGAGATTTGAATCATATCCGGGGCCTTTTATATCGCTCAAGGATTTTTTCAGATGATTTCAGGAGATCCCCCGCTTCAACAAACGCCGCTGACCCGTCGGCTTGGCTCCGGCTCGATTCGCCCCAGGCCCGACCGATCGACTCCTTCCATCGGCGGCCGACTTCGACATAGCAGACCGTCTTGATCGGCTTCGGGACGCTTGCGACCGCATAGCCGGCCGCGATCGAGGCGACAATGACGATTTGCGGCTCATTCATCCATGTCTCGCCGACGGCCTTCTCCAAATACCCGAGCTCCTTATTGAGCCAGGCGTCGCCGTCGCTTGCGTCGATTGTTAACGTTTCATCGTCCTCGGTTACTGTGCCGATCGACGTAACCGGCCAGTATGGGAGGTCCAGAATTCTCCGCCCATTCCCGTCTATTTTCGTGTTCGTATAGGTCGCCTGTAATTGCTCGCATCCGATATATTTATTTACGATCTCGGAGACGAGCGAAATCAAGACGCCGAAAAGCGTGTCATGCGTCGATTCGGAAATGTTGAGATAGGCTTTCAGTTCGGCCGTCGTGATCAGGTCGCCCATGTCTTCCTCGCTCGCGTGATTTCGCTGCTATTTCGCTGGCCTTCTTCCGCGCCGTTTGTTCTCCGGTGCCGGACCCAGGGCCTTATTCTCCGGGGCCCTACCGATCGCCTTCTGCTCGCCAATCTCGGCCGCCCATCCGCGGCCAATCCAAGCAGAGGCGATGTGAGCCGGGACGTCCAGCTCGTCCTCTACCCTGTGGTTTATTAGCGTGACACCATCCGGCCAGTATGAGTCGAACCCTACGATAACTCGGACTCTCATCTTCCCCCCGGGAAAAAGCCAGGGGCCGGCGGCGCGTCGCCGGCTCCCTGTACACGGTCAAGGCTATCGACGCCTGCGCGCCCGTCGATTGCCTTTTTCGCTTCCATGCCGCCGCTTACTGAACCGCGTTGTGCCGGGCGGCGCCCTTGACCACGACGGCCGAGAAGACCCCACCCGTCACGGGCGAGCCGGAAATGGTCTTCAGGTCGACGCGGACATACCGCTTCGAGCCGATGTAGGAGAAGCTCTTGACGACGTTGTCCTCGCTCGCGGCCGTGAACGTCGACTCGGTCCCGACCAGGTCGGCGGCGGCGACGGCCGTAAACGTCGAGTTGTCGTCCGATTCTTTGAGCTCCCAGGTGTAGAGCGTGCCGTCGGTAATCGTCCCGGCGGCGATGACGATGAGGGCACCCTCGAACCCGGCAAGGTCCACGGTCGCGTCCCCGTTGGTCGCGCTGGTGAGGGCCTGCGGATACATCGAGAGGGCCGCGAGGAGATTGTGGTATAGGTCTTTCATTTCGCCCTCCTTATGCGAGCTGAGTCAGGAGCTGGAACGCCTCGGACAGGACCACCTGGCCACCGACGCGCTTCCTGAAAAGGAACTCGACGGTCCCGGTCGTCTTCGAGGTGTAGGGATCGCGGAGAACGTTGACGGCCAGGCGGTCGACGATGAGATAGCCGCGCCGGAAGTCGCCGAGAATGACGGACTTCGCGGACGCCGCGATCGCCGCCATGTCGGGACATTCGACATAGGGCCTCCCGAGGAAGGTCGCCGGATCGGCGTCCATCAGCCCGGGCCGCCAGAGATATTGATTGCTTCCCGAGGACAGTTCTTTGATCGTCGAGAGATAAAGGGTTGTCGCCCGGCGCCACGCCCAGGTCGAGTTGCGGGCGTAGGTTTCCTTGAGGCCATAGAGGACTTCCTTCATCTCGTCGCCGGTGATGGCCGAAGCAGACGCAGTCGTCTTCGTAGCCGACACGACCGAGGAATTCATGACGACTCCCTCAGGCCGCCCGACCTTGTTCCCGGTCACAAACGCTGTCCCCTCGGCGACGCCGATCTTCTCGCCCGCGTCGGCCGAAAGTTCAGCCTCAAGGTTGAAGGCAGAATCCTCGAGGTCTTGATTGGACACCTTGACGAGGGCCGCGAGTTCATGAGTCGGGATTTCCTCCAACCCATAGACCTGGCCCGTTGCCTCGCTCCGCGTCCCGATTTCGGAGACCCAGGAAGCGGCAAAGGTCGCCGACCTGGTCGGGAACTGGACCGATTTCGCCGAGGTCGATCGGATCCGGGCCAACGACCTGATGGGCGAGAATTCGTTGACGGTCTTGATGATCTCGGCGACGTATTCCGGAACAGCCAGATAGCCGCCCAGGGTATCGTCCCCGATGATCATGACCTTCTTTTCGGCCGGGATCGGCTCGCCCCGCCGGAGCCAGCTTTCGAAGGCCGCCTTCTTCTCGGCCGCCTCGAGCTTGCCGGCAACTTCGGAGGCCGGGCGCTTCAGCCCGACAAGCTCCTTGTCGACGCCGTCGAGCCGAGCGACGATCTTGTCCTCGAACGCCTTGAGCTCGGCCGGGCCGATCTTCCCCTTGAGCATTTCTTCGTTTTTCGCCTGATAGTCGACGATCAGCTTCTTTTGCTCATGGAGGAGGGATTTGATTTCTTCGATCATCGTAACCTCCTAAGAAGTACATAATGTCAGGAAAGCGTTGACTTCTTCGACCGAGGATTTAATTTCCGCAAGGTCGGAAGCCTCCGCTGTATCGGGCGGCTCGTCGTTTGCGGGCGCAGTGCCTGTTGGCGGCTCCGCCGCGACAAGTGCCATAAGTTTCTCGATTGCCTTGTGAACCTGCGGGCGCTGGCCCTCGCTTGCCCAAGCCCGGTCGTCCAGGTCGGCGACGACGAGGAGCGCCGCGTCTATATCATCGGCGAAGCTCGACTTGACGTCGGAAACCTCGGCCCCCGGGCAAGCCTGGAAAGTTACCAAAGAAACTTCCCACAGGCGAATCTCCTTGATCGTCCGCGTCCCGTTTTTTTCGTCGACCTTCGCCTTGACCGTTTCGAATCCGATCGATAGCCCCTTAACGGCGCCCTGCTTCATCAGGGCCCGGACCTCGCTGGCGCGCCGCACTTCCATATTGATTTCACCGCGGATCAGAAGCCCCTTCGAATCCTCCTCGGCGGTAATTATGCCGATCGGCTCGGCCGGGTCGTGATACCACAAGCAGGGATAGGACTTCGTCTCGCGGAGCGTTTTTTTAAAGGCACCCGCCTCGACAATATCGCGGTAAGAATCCTCGACGCCGAAGATCGAGGCATAGCCGGTGAAAACGCCCTCCTCAGAAAGCGAATCCAGCCGGAACTTAAAGGCTCGGCGTTCGAGCTTCATATTTTTCGAGATCATGTTCTCCTCCATTAGCCGACATCAGGATAAAGCGTGCATAGGCAGTTGCAAACGTTCCCCGCATCGCCGGCCGGGTCGCCGGGATACATCATTTCCTTCCCGCCGACCACAAATGCCTCGCCCAACGGAATCGGGGCGTCCGAATAGCGGGCGTCAGCCTCTTTATGTTCCTCGCGGCTCTCGTCGACAAAGGCGCAAAGCCATCCTTTCCGTTCAATGAACTCAGTCTGCCGGTATCCTTCGAGCGTCCCCCAGTTCTCGACTTTGGCCGTTTCAGTTCGGGCGATCAGCCGGCAGCGGAACTGCGAAAGAGCATCGAGTTTTTCAATTAGGCGCTGCGTAAATTGCTCGACAGTCTCGGATGCCATTTCCGATGCCTTGAGAATATCCCGGGTTAGAGCCATCGTCGTTTCGGAGAGTTTCGTTCCGGAAAACAAAATCATCTTCCGGAGCGATTCTTCCAGCTCTGGCGATAGATTGAAAAAGTCAATCCGGTCCCGACGCTCCAGGGTCATAAGTTCGCCCTTCGAATTGGCGACGCCGGAGGCGCCGGCAAGCCGCGCGATCTCTGCGTATAAGGGAAAAAGCTCTTTCGCGTATCGCTTTGCCTCAGCCTTCGGGTCGATGATCTCGGCGACGTGAAGCTCGCCAAGATTGCGGGCGCGCCGGGCTTCGACAGCGATCCGCCGCGTTTCGGCGTCGAGGAACGACTTGACGGGCTTTATAAGCGAGCGCTCCTTGGCCTCGACCCGGGAGACGAAATTGTCCCATAACGCCCTTTTTACTTCGACGGAGGCCGTCCAAAAGCCGCTTTTTTCGCGTTTTCCGGCCTTCTGTGGGGCGACCTCGGGCAAGGTGGGTGGTAGCCTTAGTTCAGGAGATCGCCCGTCTACGGGCCGTTTCCCGGCTTTGCCGGTCGCTTCTTCGGGATCTTTGCTGCCGACGATGTCAAGCGGGATCTTCCCGATCGGGACAAGAATCATCCCGCCCGTCGCACCGCCGAGCTCTCCGTAGCCGGTCGTAGCCCGCTTCTCGTCAATCGAAAGCCAATCGGCTGAGGCGACATAGGCGAACTTCGACGCGCGGTCCTCCTGGAGGGCCTCAATCCGTTCGAGCGCGATTTCTAGACGAATGTCTGGGCCGAAGTCCGGCGCGAGCCAGGTATTAAGGTCGTCCCGAAGCTCGAACATCAGCGGGAGGACTGTTTCCGTATAAAGCGCCCTCCGCGCCTCCCGTGAGTTGGCGAATGTTTTCACTTCGCCGTCCCCGATGAGCTCCGGCCAGACGTTGAAGATCGAGCAAATCTCGCGCTTCGTCAACTTAGCAACCTGTGTCCAGTCAGCGTCTTTTTGGCCGAAAGAGAAGGGAGTAAACTTCAAGCCGCCTTCGAGGAGGAGTGGCTTCCCGGCATTTTCATATCCGCCCCAATCGCTCCCGATCATCTTCTTGAGCCGTTCGAACTGCGCGTCGGAAAGCGCCTGGTCGGTCGTCAGCGCCCCGGGCGGCCTCATGTCGTTTTGGAGAAGTCGGGCGTTCCACTCGTTGACAAAGTTTGTAATATCGACCCCTCGGGCAGCGACCTCAAGCGGACTCAATCCATAGAAGTCGTTCGTCGGATGGAACATCTTCGCGTGATACACGATAGCCGGCTCTATCGACTCCGCGTTCCCGGACACCGTGTATTGATAATTCAGAATCGGGGCCGCGCTCATCCCGCTCGGCTTGATCGAGACACGGTCCGGACGAAGGATGTAGAGCTCGATCGGCGGGCGGCCGGCGACGCCGAGTTTGATCCAGAATGAATTCCCCGCGATAAGAAGGAAACCGAAATGCCGCGTCAAGAACCGGCGCGAGCCGGTCCAGGGATCTGGGCGATCGAGGAGGCGCCGAAGCGGATGCTCGGACGGGGCCTCACGGTCGCCACGGAATACGCGCCACTCGATCCCGGCTGCCGCCCGCGAAATCAGGGATACGCAAGCATAGACGGCTGCGCTGGATTCATATCCGGCCTGGGCGAGCGCAGTGTAGTTTTTTGGGGTCCATTGGACTTGACGCGCGAGGCTGACAAGGATCGAGCGGACGGCCGGATTGTTTACGGCTTTACGGAAGAACTTCCATTTCATCGGCCGGCCGCTCCTTTCGTCTCCTAAATCACCTTACCGGATACGGTCCTTGATCCATTTCGGAGGCCGGCGCTTCTCGTATTTATTAGGGACTTTAGTGCCCGCTTTTTCAGATATCGATTCTGTTCGTTCATTTTTCAGGGCTTTTGCGGATTCGCCTTCTGGGTCTGCGGCGATCCTGGCCCCGAGCTCGGCGATCTTCGCCTCGAGCGCCGCGATACGGGCGTTGGCCGCGTCTACCTGCGCGTCCCGGTCGCGGCCGTTCTGTTCCTGATTGTCGTCCCAGGACGATTTCTTGATATCGGCCGTGTAGATGAATTTCTTGCCGGAGAGCCGCTCGACCTCGGCGATTGCGCCATACATATCGACGTTGATGGCCTTCCCGATGAAGGAGTTCTCGGAATAGTAGCTCCAGGGGAAGACGTAGTCGGATTTGGGCTGGAAAAGCTCGAATCGGTGCGGCGAGAGAGTCGTCACGTTGCCGAGCTCGTCCCGGACGCGGAGCTCGGCTTGGCCCGCGCCGCCGACGTCCTCGACCCAAAGTTGACACTCGTCGGCGGGCGAGGAGGACGGGGCTGTCCCGGAGCCGATGGCGAGGACTCTAACGGCGTCTGTGCCGAAGGTCGCCGTCCCGATGCCGACGTTGCCGGTATTTGTGACTGTTTGCCGCACCTGATTTCCGGCAACTAATTGGAGTGGATAAGCGTCAAGCCCACCAAATACGACCGCATAGGCCGCGCTCCCAACCACCACGCCACCACCTACTGAGTCCTCTACTCCAAAAATGGCTCTTGACGAATAAATCGGCACGCCGTTTAACACCATTATATAACCTGCCCCAGTAGATGATGTCCTGCGGAATTGACTTAATTTTCCAACATCTGTCTGAATATCTAACTTTGCTCCTGGCGTCGCCGTCCCAGCACCGATGTTCGTCCCGTCCGTGTAGATAACCGAGTTCGCCAACCCGCTTGCGTCGCTGACATGGTAAGGGATGTAGCCGTCCGTCAGGTCGCTGAATTTTGCCGTGACATAGGCCGGAGAAGACGTTGTCGCGAGATCCTGTGGCGCCGACAGAGTCACCGACCCAACTCCATGAGTCACCGTTACCTGGTTCGCCGTCCCTGCGAGCGTCTTATACTCCGGCCCCGTCGCCCCGGCGTTCATCCCCTGGATCTGATTCGCCGTCCCTTTCGCGAGCTGGGAGAGCGTCGTTGTCCCGCTCGCATAGAGAATATCTCCGGCCGTATACGACGCGATTCCGGTCCCGCCCTGGTCTACCGGCATTGTCCCCGTCGAGACTAGCGCTTTCGAGCTGTTCGTAAATACTGGCTTCGACGCGGTCAGCCCCGAAAGAGTCAACCCCGTAAACGTCGGAGAACTTCCCGTCCCGACTCCGAAATAAGACGTCGAACTCGGCGTCGCCCACGTCCCGTGAGCGGCCTCAACCTTCCAGTAATACCGCGCTGCGAGGATGAGCTTGACGCTCGCATATGTCTCGCCGGCGGTCGTATTCCGGATATAACCGCCTACGGTCCCGTCCGCAATATAGTCGGCCTTGTGCGCCTGGACCGTGACGTTCCCGGCCCCATGCTTCGCAATCGTAATTTCGAAGCCAATCTGATCCGTATTAAGCGAAGGCAAATATACGGTCAGGTTCGAGGCCGAGCTCATCAGGATGACGCTCCCCGAGTCGGAGAGCTCAACGTTGTAGTCCGCCGTCTTCACCGAGACCGTGGTCGCGGTGCCCGGCCAGGCGGCAAAGAGGACGACAGCCAGCGCGAGAAACGCCCGGATAAATCTTTTCATGTTAACCTCCTGATTTTCGGCTCGACTCGGGGCCCAGCGATCAGCCAGAATGCGAGGGCGAGCGCAATTACCGTGTCGTCGTGATAACCGTCCGGCGCAGAATACCGCACCATGCCGGACGAACCGATTTCATACTCGAAACTCTCGAGCTCGTTTTTTTGCGTCGGGTCGTCTAGGAGCGTGATCCGCCGCTCATCGAACCCAAGCATCAGCGCTTCGACCAGGCGCTTTTTCGAGAAGGCGTCAAACTTGTACGGGGCAACATCGAGTCCTGCGCGGAACAGATCTTCGAAGATCGGGTCGCCGACACCCGTCGCATCGACCAGGACGCGGGCGTTATATTGGCTGACAGCGGCGGCGATGCGCGCCTTCTGGATCGCCCAGTCTAGCGTGTTAAACCGATCCAGGTAGACTTGGGCAGCCGTCTCTGCGTCCAGAATCGAAAGGACGGTGAAGTCCGTTGTTCGGGCCAGATCCAGGCCGGCGACATAAGTGCGTCCCGGAACCGGCGCCGATGGCTTTGCCCCGATCCTCGCCGCGACGTTTCGGAAGACGCCGGCGGAACTCTCGAGAAACTCAGCCAGGTATTCTTGGGCGAAAACGTCCGCTGGCATCGACGTCTTCGCATGCCCGATGTCGCTTGCCGGGATGAGCGGATTGTCTGAAGTTAAGAAGCGCCAGGATTTGAACTCGGATTGGAGCGGATCCTGTCCCCGGACCCATAATTCATAAAACCAGTTCTTACCCTTCGGCGTGGAACCAAAGAGAACGTGCCCGTGGGTGTCGGATACCGCGGGACGGATGACCTCTTCCCAGACCTCACGCTTGCACCGGGCGGCTTCGTCGATGACGACGCGCTTGAGCCCGGTACCGCGGAGCGAGTCGGGATTGTCCGCAGACTTGAAATGTTCGACGCCGCCGGGCTTGTAAGCGATGCGGAGTTCCGATTGCGAGACGTCGGCGAAGATCACATCGGCCCCGCCGCGGCGAGCCGCCGAGACCTTATCGCGGAACACGGCTTTGGCCTGAGCATAGATAGGGGAGATCCACCAGTTTTCCCCGCCGTTGTTGATCGCGCCCTCGGTGAGCCAATTGGACTCGGTAAGCGTTTTCCCCCATCGGCGGCCGCAATCCATGACTTTGAACCGGGCGGGATGGGCGAGGACCTCGGCCTGATCCGGGCGAGGAGCAAAGAGCAGAACTTCCCGAGGTTCAGGCATGGGATTTCCCGTTGCCGTTGCCGTTATCGTTCGAGAAGTCGAACCGCGCGACGATCGGACTACCGCCCGGACCGGAGTGCTCGATCTGGAGGGCGAGCAACTTGGGATATACGTCATTGTAGAACTTCGCTTTCTCGGCCGGGTGCGTTTCGAGGAAGTTAACATGGCCGTCGATGTCTCCGAGTCGGAAATAGACTTCGTCGATATTCTCGCGGGTGGTGCGGGAGAGTCTATTCGGAACGCCTTTTTTCCTGCCAGGACCAGGGCCGTCAAAGTTATGCCCCGGGTGCCGTTTCTTGACCGTTTTTTTTTCGGTCACGCCCACACCCCAACATTCACGGTTGCGTCGGCCTTCATAATCCGGTTGAGTTGATCGACGAGCTCATCCGGCGGGTCGTCAATCTCGAACGTGACTGCCACGCCTTTGTCCATCGACCTCAGCGCCTTGATGTCAATCCGGCGAAGCAGGGCGGAGAACTTCACGGCTTCGGCCATCTTCGTCGCCCGCTGTTTCGATTTCATCGCTTCCCGTTCATCCGCGCCAAGTCCACGGCGAGGGTTTCGAGCTTGCTGAAGATTCGGTGGTGCTCCTCCCGGTTTTCCTGACACACTCGATCAAGGCGCCCGTCGATCCCTTCGAACTGCTCCTCAAGCTGGCTGATTTGGACCTCATGTTTCGCGCAACGATCCGGATTTTCGGCCAAGCCATGCCGGCGCATTTCCTTCCGCTCGCGAAGATAGCGCGCAACCTGCCAACCGGCCGCCCCGAGTCCCGGGATTGCGCCGATAATCGCCGACCCGACGTCGATCATCACGGCCCCCTTCGTTCGAGTTCGCGGACCCGTGAAATGAGCCGCCGGTATTCCAAGAGGAAACCTTCGGAAACAATTACCGCCCTGGCCGGAACGGGTGTTTTCCAGATAATCTCGCCGGCTTCAACAAAGCCGTAAATGTCGACGCTTGCCGGGATAAGGACAATCGGCGACCGATGGCAGGCGCTACTTGTGAAGCAGAGCCAGCAGACGGTCGCGATCGTGAGCGCGAGCCGCAGCAATGATCTCATCTCGCTCCTTTTCCTCCTGGGCTTTCTTGATTTCGGCCCAGAGGTTGATTCCGAGTCTCAGGGACATGACGAGGAAGGCGACAAAGTCCTTCATCCTTCTCCTCGATAGTCGAAATGCCACACCTCCGGCCCGGGAACGGCAAAATGGCCGCCCCAGGTTCCCCCGAGACCCTCCCAATACAAGCCGAGTTTCTCGTAGAGGTCAGAGGCATTGATCCGGGCGCCCGAGTCGTTGACGATGTTCAGGTCGATCGCGGTCTTGGATTGATGGCGGGAAGGGCGCTCGTATCCGTCACAAGATGTTATGACCTTCTCGCCGGCTATGCCGCGACGGCCGACTTGGTAGAGCGCCTTCTGTTCATCAGCGGTCCGGTAGAAGGAGGAGACGATGAGACGGATATCGGCGAGGCAGGCGAAGTGAAGGAGCTTGCCGAGGAGCCAGAGAAAGCGAACCTGCTGGCTGATCGAAGCCGGACCGGGAGAAATAGAAGACGAGGGGCCGCTCATGCTAAACGGCCCCCCGTCGGAACCGAAAGGAGAGAACGAAGCTCACGCCACTATGATAAGGGGCGGTTTTTGGGCGGGGACGCCTCGGCGGGGGTTTAGGGACGGGTAGGCGTCCCTAGCTGGGGACGCTTGGGCGGGGGAATTAGCCTCTTGACAGGGATTCGATTTTGTGTTTGTCGAACCGCTCTTCTCCGGCCTGCCTGATCCAAAGCTCGCGAGAAATTAACGGCGACGCCAGAAGATCGCCGATGGATTTTCGATCCACGGGGAGAGGCTTATCGAGGCAGATCCGGATTATTTTCACGCTTGATTCGTTGTATGCCATGAGACAGACGGGGGAATTATCTGAGACAACAACTTGATAGCCGAATGATCGCAGGTCTTCGACTGCTCGGCGCTTCGCCCTGGCCATTCGCTTCTTGATCGCGTCGTCGCCCATCACTCCCCCATGACGCTGATTCCGCCGACCTTCAAAATCATCCGCGCGACGTCGAACTGGCTCAGCTTGGCCGCACGCCGACAAAGAAAGAGATCAGGGGCCCCGCCGGCATGGGCGCTGTCCGCCTTTGTTAGGGTGCCACCCCTGATTTGCTTATTCCCGCGGACACCCTTTCGGGCGACGGGGCCTATCGTCTTCATTTCTCGGTTGGCGTCGGCTTCTTCGGAGCCGGCTCGGCCGTCTCGGGCCGAGCCTGGGGAGCCGCCGGCAAGGGGACAAGCGTCTTTTGCCCGAGGTTGTAATTGAGGAAGGTCACGACGTCTCGGATTCCCTGTCCGAGATTAACGGCCGCGGCGTCGACGCGACGGAGCGACCGCTCGACATGGGCGATCCAGAGGCCGACGGCGACGATGGCAAGGACAACGGTTACGATGAGAATATCTCGACGTCTTACCATGCCGCCCTCTTTACGCCGGCCGCGGGGCCTCGACCTTGAAAATTATTGAAATAATAAAGGCAACGATCGTGTTGACCAGCTCCATCGGGAGCTTGAGGCCAAACGCCTGGTCGGCGGCGCCGACGGCTGCGAGGACGATAACTGACCAGAATTTCCCGTCTTTGAACTTCGGCATTTGTTCGCCGATCCGGGCCCAGGCTTTCCTGATGTCGGACTTGCCCTGGAACAGGATGTAGATGAGGGCAACGCCGACATAGGTCACTCCGACCCCGGGGTTGATTTCGAGACCGAAACTCCCCCCGAAGGCGGTGGCGATCGCCGCCAAGATGGCGATGATGCCGAGGATAGTTTTGCGCGATTTCATGATCGCACCTCCGAATTGGAATGAACCGGCCTGCTGGCCGGGGAAAGACGATGGAAGCGGCGGGCTTCTCGATAAGCGTCGAGCCCGCCGAAGAAGTAGGCGAAGATCATAATCGGGACGAAGAGCATTGTCGCCAAGAGCATGAAGATGAGGGATTTGACGATTTTCATGTTTTGCCTCCTTATTCCTCCTCGACCTCAACGCCGACAGACTTAAACAGAGCTTTTATCGGCTCCAACTCGATCTCTAGCGGATTGACCCAGCCAGCGACAAGGGCCGCCTGGATTTCTTTCCGCGTCACCTTTGGCCCGGTTTTGCTGCCGGGTTGTTCATTCTTCTCTGCGGCCTGCTGAAGGACAATAAGGGCCTGCATATGTCTAAGGCCGCCCTCGGGAAGAAACACCAATTCTTCAATTAGCTCCCGGGCCTCTTTCGTCGTCATTTTTTCAGACCAGGCACCCAGAGCTTCGAGTTCTTCGCGTAGGGTCATCTCGACTCCTTTGCGGAGAAAAATTCGACCCGCTTCTCCGCGATTTTTACATAGCTCGGCTCTTTCTCGATTAGCACGAAATTGAACCCCTCCAGCGTTGCGGCAATCCCAGTCGTCCCCGAGCCAGCGAACGGGTCCAGGACCGTCCCTCCCGGCGGGGTGACGAGGCGGCAAAGATACCGCATGAGGGCAAGTGGTTTGACGGTCGGATGATTGTTTTTGACCTTGCTGATGCGGTTCAGGCCGATGCTGTTTTGGAGGTATTCATCCTCGCCGCGCCGCTCCGCACCTTGGGCACCTCCCGAGCGGGCGTAGGTCACGGCTGGAAGGCTCTCAAGCCCGGCCTCTCGTTCCCTCCGTGACGCTTTCGCACAGTAAAAAAATCGGGCGGCGGAGCCGGAGTCTGTCTTTCTTTCCGGTTGATTCGTCCCGTATGACCTACCGAAGATATGTCCGTCGCCTCTTTTTGGCGGGAAGTTTCCATGCCCTGTCTCCGGGAACAGCCACAGCACCTCATCGCTCCCGTCGTGTATAAGATTCGCGGGCCAGCGGCCCTTTGTGGATTGGCTCATTTCCCCACTTCGGCCTTCTCCACATTTGAATCCATATATTTTTCCAGATGGGCTATTGAATGATGGTTGCGGAACACTTGGTGGTATTCCATCCATCCTACACTCATCTATATTCAGCGCCCCCGTCCCGTATTTCAGGACGTTCTTCTCCACCGTCCCGATAAGAGGTTTGCGGGCGATGGTGATAGGCTCGAAGGCCGGCTTCAGGCCGGTCCCCCATCCATTCCACTCTTCCGTGAGGTTATGACTT